CCCCGCCAAGAAAGTAATCCAGTGTTCTAACACGGCTGATCTTGCTGTGGGTTTTGGACGTAAGGTGAGGAACTTAGTGGATTCTGAGCAATATGCGAGTGTGTTTCCAGGGGTTAAGTTGCGTCAGGACAGTAAAGCTGCTGGCCGTTGGGCTACGAATAAGAATGGAGAGTACTTCGCTATCGGTGTTGGAGGTACTGTGACTGGTAAAGGTGCCGATTTGTTGATTATTGACGATCCGCACAGTGAGCAGGAGGCTGCTTTGGCGGCTGGTAATCCGGAAATTTACCAAAAAGTGTATGAGTGGTACACCTCGGGACCTAGACAACGTCTTCAACCAGGCGGAGCTATTGTGATTGTGATGACTCGCTGGGGAGAAGCCGACTTAACGGGCCGAGTATTGCAGGATGCGCTTAAAAGGGAGAAGGGTGAAGAGTGGGAGCTGATTGAACTTCCTGCGATCATGCCCAGTGGTAACCCCTTATGGCCGGAATTCTGGTCTATTGACGAATTAGAAGCCCTAAAGGAAGAATTACCAGTATCTAAGTGGAACGCCCAGTACCAGCAGAAGCCGACTGGCGAAGAAGGAGCGTTAGTTAAGAGAGAATGGTGGAAGATTTGGGAGAGAGAAAGACCGCCGAATTGCGAATACGTAATTCAGAGCTGGGATACTGCTTTTACCAAGTCAGAGAGGAGTGACTATTCGGCTTGTACTGTCTGGGGCGTGTTTCACATGGACGAAGATCCCAAAAATGTGAATGTGATCTTGTTGGAAGCGTACCAAGAGAGGCTAGAGTTTCCCGAACTCAAAGAAAAAGCTTTTGAGATGTACAACATTTGGGAGCCGGACACTTGTATCATTGAGGCTAAGGCTGCTGGCTCTCCGCTGATCTTTGAAATGAGAAGAATGGGCGTACCTGTACAGGAATACACGCCGGTTCGTGGAAATGATAAGTTTGTTCGTATAAACTCCGTGACGGATCTCTTTAGGTCGGGTAAAGTATGGGCTCCGGATACTCGGTGGGCGCATGAATTGATTGAGCAGATGGCGGCTTTCCCTAATGCGGCTCACGATGACTTGGTAGACTCAAGCACACAGGCTTTAATTCGTTTTAGACAGGGCGGTTTTTTGAGGTTAAACACTGATGAAGAAGAAGAGCAGGTTTACCGCCGAAAAGTTGCATATTATTAAGGAAACATATGGCTATTGATAAGGCACTGTACCAAGCACCACTGGGATTAGAAGCCCTAGCGGAACTTCCAGGAATCGAAATCGAGATGGAGCCCGAGATTGAAATCACTGAGCTAGAGATTGCTATTGGACCAGAGAAGCTAGAGGGCGGCGATGAGTTTGATTCTAATTTAGCTGAGTTCTTAGATGAGAGTGCTCTAGAGACTTTGGCCAGTGAGTTGACCAGTGACTTTGATGATGACATTGGTAGCCGCAAAGACTGGATGCAGACCTATGTAGACGGTCTTGAGCTTTTGGGTATGAAGATTGAGGAACGTACAGAGCCTTGGGAAGGTGCATGCGGCGTGTATCACCCGCTGTTATCCGAAGCTCTGGTTAAGTTCCAAGCTGAAACCATGATGAGCAGCTTTCCAGCCGCTGGGCCGGTGAAGACTCAGATCATTGGTAAGGAAACACCCGAGAAAAAAGCTTCTGCTGTTCGCGTCCAAGAGGATATGAACTATCAGTTGACAGATGTAATGACTGAGTTCCGTCCTGAGCATGAGCGCATGCTGTGGGGCTTGGGTCTGTCTGGTAATGCGTTTAAAAAGGTCTATTACGATCCGCACATTGAGCGTCAGATCTCCTTGTTTGTGCCGGCGGAAGACTTGGTGGTTCCTTATGGCGCTAGTAACTTAGAGACGGCTGAGCGTGTTACCCATGTAATGCGTAAGACCGAGAATGAGCTACGCCGCTTACAGGTGGCCGGCTTCTATCGAGACATTGATCTGGGAGATCCCGAGAATGTACTGGACGAAGTAGAGAAGAAGATTGCGGAGAAGATGGGCTTTAGAGCCACGACTGACAGCCGCTATAAACTTCTTGAGATGAGTGTAGATTTAGATCTACCTGGCTTTGAGCACGAAGAAGATGGTGTTCCTACAGGTATTAAATTACCGTACATTGTTACCATTGAAAAAGGCTCAAACAAAGTTTTGGCCGTGCGCCGCAATTGGAATGAAGATGATGAAACATGCCAAAAACGCCAGCACTATGTCCACTACGGCTACGTTCCTGGGTTTGGTTTCTACTGTTTTGGCCTCATACACCTCATTGGGGCTTTTGCTAAGTCAGGCACTTCTCTTATTCGTCAGCTTGTCGATGCTGGTACTTTAAGTAACTTGCCTGGCGGCTTTAAAGCTCGTGGCCTGCGTGTAAAGGGAGACGATACCCCCATTTCTCCGGGTGAGTGGAGAGATGTGGATGTGCCTAGCGGAACTATCCGAGACAACTTATTACCACTTCCATACAAAGAACCTAGCCAAACATTGATGGCTTTACTGGGTCAGATTGTGGACGAGGGACGCCGCTTTGCTAATACGGCAGATCTTCAGATTAGCGATATGTCGGCCAATGCCCCAGTTGGAACTACGCTGGCCATCCTTGAGCGCACGTTAAAAGTAATGAGTGCCGTTCAGGCGCGAGTTCACTATGCAATGAAGCAAGAGTTAAAGCTCTTGAAAGATATTATTGCAGCGTATACGCCTGAAGAATACGACTATCAGCCTACTGAAGGTTCACGTAGAGCCAAGCGTAGTGACTACGATGATGTGTATGTTATTCCGGTCAGCGATCCTAATGCGTCCACTATGGCGCAGAAGATTGTGCAGTACCAAGCGGTAATGCAGCTGGCTCAGCAGTCACCTCAGATCTACAACATGCCGCTTTTGCATCGTCAGATGTTAGAAGTATTGGGTATCAAAGAAGCATCTAAGCTTGTTCCTATGGAAGAAGATCAGAAGCCTACAGATCCAGTATCTGAGAACCAGAATGTATTGATGATGAAGCCGGTCAAGGCTTTCATGTATCAAGACCATCAGGCTCACATCATGGTTCACATGTCGGCCATGCAAGATCCTAAGATCATGTCTTTGTTACAAGGCAACCCTATGGCTGCTCAGTTGCAGCAGGCAATGATGGCTCACATTAATGAGCACTTAGGATTTGAGTATCGTAAGCAGATTGAATTGCAGCTGGGCATGAGTTTACCCCCTCAAAAAGACGAGTCTGGCGAAGATATCAACATGGATCCAGAAGTGGAAGCACGTTTGGCGCCATTATTGGCACAGGCTTCACAACGCCTGCTTGCAAAAAATCAGCAAGAGCAGGCTCAACAGCAGGCTCAGCAGCAAGCTCAAGATCCGATGGTTCAGTTGCAACAACAAGAGTTACAAATCAAGCAAGCGGAACAGAAGCGCAAAGTTGCAAAAGACGCAACCGATGCTCAGCTCAAACAAGAGCAGTTAACCATTGAAGCCCAGCGCCAGAAGATTGAAGCGGCTAGAGCTATGGCTCAAATGGAGAATACCAAACAAGCTCACTTACTTGATAAGAGTGTTGAAGTTCTGACTCACCTGTCAAACACACACCAAAATAAGGCAAGCCAAGAGCGCGGCATGGAACGTCAAGCTACCCAACAAACTAAGGAAGAATGATGGACATAATTGAAGTACTGGTAAAGCAATCTGACGAGAAGGTTGCTCAACTTAGAGACTACTTGGCCGAGGGCCGAGCAGAAAACTTTGAGGAGTACAAAAAACTCTGCGGTGAGATTAAGGGTCTGCTCACTGTTCGAGGATATGCACTAGACCTGCAACAAACCATGGAGAAAATGGATGACTAGTTCCATCCTGTTGGCTACAGACGCCAGCAACCCGCAAGTAGTCGGGTCTTATAACTTTGCTTCAACCGCAGAGGAAAAAGGCAAACTATTACCTAAGCCATCTGGCTATCGAATTCTTTGCGCCATCCCAGAGGCGGAGAAAGAGTTTGAAGATAGTGAGATTGGTTTAATCAAAGCAGACGAAACCATGCGCAATGAAGAGACACTCACAACTGTCTTGTTTGTTGTCGATATGGGCCCAGACTGTTACAAAGACCCTGCACGCTTTCCAAATGGCGCGTATTGTCAAAAAGGCGATTTCGTTCTTGTGCGTCCTCATGCGGGTACCCGTCTGGTGATTCATGGTCGAGAGTTCCGTATCATTAATGATGACTCCGTAGAGGCTAC